CATTTTTACAAGTTTCTAATTTTGAATGTCCAGAATTAGTAAGAGTAGCATTAGCTCAACATAAAAACCCTGTATCTAAAATAGTTTCATATACCTTAAAAAAATTAAAAAAAGATTATCCTAAATTAAAAGCAGTTGTATCATATGCAGATCCAGAACAAGATCATAAAGGTAAGATATATCAAGCTATGAATTGGTATTATATTGGCGAAACATCTAAAGCTAAAGTATATATTGTTAATGAAAAAGAAGTTCACAGTAAAACAATTTCAGATAGAATAAGATTTAATAAATTAGATAAAAATCACAACTTAGACTATAAAATTACTAAAGGTAAATACAAATATGTTTATTTATTTGATAAGAAGTTATTTAATTTAATAAGAGATAAGATACAAAAATATCCTGCGTGAGCTTTAGAAAGGTTTATTGATACCCTCAATAAATAAGGTGGTGCGATTCCAACCCTCACGCTCCATATTGCAATTATCTTAAAAAAGACATAAAAAGGACAAAATGGCAAGACCAATTAAAAGAGTAGATGTAGAAACTATAAAGAAATTAGCGCAATTGCACTGCACGTATCAAGAGATTGCAGAGTTTGTAGGTGTATCAACAAAGACATTACAGAGGAGTTATGTCCACTATATAAAAAAGGGACGAGAGCTGGGCAAAATAAGTTTACGAAAAGCACAATTTGAAAAAGCTTTAGGTGGTTCAGTTCCTATGATGATATGGCTAGGTAAACAACATTTAGATCAGAAAGATAAAATAGAGCAAACTAATTATAATGAGCCATTGCCATTGATTATAGAAGCTAAAGATGTCAAAGAAAAAAGGTAATATTTTTGGCAAAACAGTTCAGTATGAGAAAAAGCATAAAGGCACTTCAATAGGAAGAATCACTAGCAGATCAAAAGTTAAGACAATGAATAAATCTAAACGACAAGGCAGATCTAAAAAACAAATGCGATATAGAGGACAAGGCAGATGAATAAAAGATCATTATTCTATTTCAATGGAGAAATTATTCCTAGTCGTATGCCACAAGATTTTAGAAAAGCAGAAGGCAAACAAGCATGTGGTAATTGTGGAATGTATTCTAATAGAAGATCCTATTGTGGCATTTTTAGAGAGTTTAGAGTCAAAGATATTTATGTTTGTGATAAATGGAGACAAAGACATTTTCAAAGATAATGGAATTAATTTTACTTAATGATGGTTTATATAGTTTAGTATCTGTTACGAAAGAAATGATGAAAGATATTAAAATTATGGAAGAAGTAAATTGTTTTGATCTATGTGATATTTTAAGATTACATTTAACAATTTATTATGAACCACCTTTTAATTTGCATGTGATGAAAGATGGCTCTGGCGATTTTTATGGGTGCATTTGTAGATAATTAATGTTATTTACTTTGTATGGCAAAATACAAAGGTAGATCTGTTAAATTAAATAAACCATTTAGAACACCTGGTAAATCTAAAAAGTTTGGTGTTTATGTAAGAAACAATAGAACGAATAGAGTTCAAGTAGTAAGATTCGGAGATCCTAACTTATCAATTAAGAAAAATAATCCTACAAGGCAGAGAATGTTTTTTGCAAGGTTTCGTCCTATATTAGCTAAAGTAAAAGGGCAGAAATCTTTGAGTCCTGCATTTTGGTCTATGAAAGCATGGCGGAAAGGTTTTAGAGTATGAGTAAACCTTTAAATATTTCCGAAGAAGCAAAAGTTCAAATGCCATTTAAGACAGTTGCAAGTTTAATCATAATCGTTGCTTTAGGAACAATGGGTTATTTTCAAATGGTTGAAAGATTAAATATTACAGACACTAGATTACAATTAATGGAAAAAGATTTAGAGGAAAATACAGAATTTAGAATCAAATGGCCTAGAGGACAACTTGGTTCACTTCCAGCAGATAGCGAGCAGTTTATGATGATTGAGGATCTTTATAAAACTACAGATAAATTAAATAAACATATTGAAGAAATGGCACTGAATAAAGTCAACATAGAATTTTTAAGAAAACAAATGGACAAAGTTTTAGAAGATATTGAGAAGTTAAAAGATGCTAATAGAGAAATAAAATATACGAATGGTAATTCACAATGATAGAGTCAGTTATAGCTTTACTTATGTTTGTAAATGGAGAGATCAAAGAGCATCGTATTCAAGATAATATGGCATCTTGTTTAAGAGGTAAAAGAGAAGCAGAACGAACTTATTCAGAATCAGTAACTTACAAATGCTATCGTGGTAAAGCTGAAACAGAAATCTATTTGGGGGAAAAGTCTATAAAAGCTTTAATATTAGAATGACAAAAAACGATATAGTAAAAAAATTAGGTTTAATTAATAAATTAAAAAACGAATTAAAAAATAGAGGAAGCAGAGATTTAGAAATAAGAATATTAATTTTGGAAAAAGAAATAGATACATTAAAAGCAGTGATAGATTTAAAAGATATTGAAATAACAACATTAACTAATAATCTTAATAAAATTAAAGATTCACATAATAAAAAAGTTACTGAAAAATTTCTTGATGATCTAGCTAACAATACTCCTAATGATGGTCAATTTAAATGAAATTTATATTAACTCTTTTAATGTGTTCTATTGTAGATGGTAAAACTACATGTCTTCCCCCCTTTCAATCCGAAGTAGAATATGTTGATGCTTATGAGTGTATGCTAGATGGATATACAGAATCATATAATAAAATTGTAGAACTAGGCAGAGAAGATGTTAATCAGTATAAAATTTATATAAAATTTGGATGTCATGAAAATCAGTCTAACAAATCCGCAGTTAGCAGTATCAAAATCAGATAATAGATTTAGAGTTTTAATATCAGGGAGAAGATTCGGAAAAACTTTTTTATGTATTACTGAAATGATGAAATATGCTTGTCAGGTAAATAAAAATATATGGTATGTA